CCGCTTGGCTAATATCACCAAGGAGGTAAAACAATGAAAATTGAATTACCAACGAGCGCACTTCTCTGCATATGGAATTCCTATGGCAGAGGGGTTAATGATGAAGGACGGTCTTATATGGCCTATAACATCATTTCTTATCCGCTAAGTACGGCGTCGATTAACATCGAAGACCGGCTGTTGCAGATTACCTCGGGGCACAATACCGATGTGTGCCACGGGAAGATACTCGATGCGCATTTTGCGTACAAGGACAACGAAGCCCTTGACTTCGTCCGATGGTATGCTCCGAATGCTTTTGTGGAGCCCAACTTCTTAATTGGAGTTGGTATACCTAGGCGATACACCGGGTATGACCAGTACCAGAATAAGTACGTGACCGATTGGTCTTATGAACGTACAAGTGACGGTACTGTGTTAGCACGTGAGGTCATGACATCTTACTCTCCGACAAGGAACGTCAGCTCGGGTACGGTAAACGAATATCGCTTACCACCTACGCTGAATTGGACCTATGGTCGGGTGACTACGCGCAATCGGATAGTGCGTAGACGTAAGACAATTTCAGGTGTCCATGGCGACATTGGCCCTGATTATTTCCTATCAGAGTTCCTTCGGGATCCTGGAAGAGATTTAGCCATGTACATTAACGTCGCACGTGTAGACGGGTTAGAGCTTGATATGGACTCTATTCCGCTTCCTGGGAAGTTTTGGTACAACGAACCAAACATTTTAACCGGGAAAGCACTATGGCCAGACCATATTCGTCGCGGTTTTCAGGATGCTTTCCTTAACGCGTACGAACAGTTTCCGGTAGCCGCAGATAATAATCTGTCGAACTTATCGGACATGCTTTCTTTGTGTCGTGATATACTAACGGCACCGGGAAAGGCGATTCCAAAGTCTCTCTCAGAGCTTTGGCTTTTCTGGCGATACTGCCTTTCGACGAGCAGCGCTGATACGAAACAAGCCCTCAATTATCTCTCACGTAAGATGATAACTGGAGGTAAACCTACCCATTATTACGGTAGAAGTAGTGTTAGCGGTACACTGGGTGGAACATCAACCATCCAAGTGACAGTCGGCTTTGACGTATGGTTGAACGTGAGCGATATGCCCGCGATGATCAACTATCGGTTGCACCAGGCAGGGATGGAACTCACAGGTTATACCCTGTGGGATTTTATACCATTCTCGTTTGTTGTTGACTGGTTCACGCCTGTGGGTGACAGGTTAAAGTTGCAGGATGACATCCGGCACTTGCAACAGGACTACGTCTTTGCAAATTGTGTATTTAGTATAAAGTACACAAAGGACATGCCCTCTGGGAAAGCGCAATACTACACGCGATTCTATGGTAGTCCGCCAAACATGGATGATTATACCTATTATGACGATGGGTATACCGGTGTGGCCACGACACTTAAACGTGTTGTTGACATTCCATCTTTGGTAGCACAGAAGTTCAAGTAGTAATTACTAAGTGAGGCCGAGCGCCTCACAGGAGGTGCATTATGAGTAACACAGTAACATCAGATTTCGGTTTCACTAACCGTGAGGAAACAGGAGCTATCATTAAGCTTGTTAAGATTAATGAGACAACAGATTACGGAGTAACATCCGATGAGCCTACAGAGTGTATTATGGCTAACACTACAGCCCCCATTGGCAAGGATGAACTTGTCACAAACTTCTGTACACCTATCAAGAACGTTAATTCGAAACTTGATATGGCTAATCCTGGTCCAATGACCAAGGGTATTCAGTATGGAACAAGGGTTGATGCTACATTAGTCACAACTGACTCATCGAATCCGGCATATGAGATTGACGAGCCTATTGTCGTACAGATTAGCGTAAGACATCCTAGGTCAAATCATTTCACATCTGCGCTTGTAACAGAGGCTGTTAACAGATGCATATCAGCGTTTTATGGCAACCTCTTTGACTCCTCTACGGACCATGTCGGTCAGCTTATGAGATCGGCATTGCAGCCTATGCCTGATTTTCCGGCATAATAACAATTTTATTTATTTGTAAAGGAGGCCTATTATGGCAATTGATTACACATGGCGTTATTCAACGCTGAAAGAGATTTCTCTGTGTGATGAGGAATTTATTCGTTCTGTTATTAAGCAGGACGCAAAGAAATTTTCTAAGGATTCTAAAGCGTTTATTCAGCGCAATTATGAGCAGTATGAACTTGCAATCAATTTGTGGGGCCTGATGGTAGGTGATATCATCGGACAGAACACAAAGCAGTACATACTTTATTATCTCAAAGAATCCGGTCTCTGTGACACTATAAGGCACACTAATACTGTAGCTAATTATATTGTTAGCTACTCTGTTGGAAAGGTGAACGCGCCTCTCAACATTATTGTGGAATTTGCCACAATTAGTAGTGCACTTATGAGCGATGGCTGTCGTTGGGATGACAAGTCTCGCTTGAAAGACATTCTCCAGTGTCTTCGGTTCCTCAAGAGATTTACGCCTTGGGGTATGGATAAGCTCGAAAAGGAGAAAATCGATGGATTTCTTTCGGTTAACTTCGAACTTGATCGTCGCGATGAGGGTTATACCCATTGGTTTTACGTGGGTAGCGAGGACAAGCCTCTTCGTTATCGTCGATCATCCAACATCCCTTATACAGGTGATGAGTGGAAGAGTAGAGCTTTGAAGTCTCTAAACACGTGGGGTGTACTCGGAAAGCATATCGATGGTAAAACAAAGGTTATGACTACCGGTACTACGTCAGACCCCTTAAAGGGATCATCCCAGCCTCGTCGTATTTCGCGTACGATCATACGCGATCTTAAAGCCATTATTGCAGATATGCTTAAAGGCTATAGATATGATGAGTCTTACGATTCCTACTCAAATGGTGCCTCAATTGATACGTGTAAGTGTACGTATTGTAAAAGATTGAGCAAACACCTGCGTGATACAGCCTCACCTTTTGTTCGTATTGACTATAAGAGTAGTCATATGACTATGAAGGAGTGGGCTGAGGCAATGGCTAACGGAGAGAGAGTGCGCCCTCTTGATTCTTATGGACACACTTTCTATGCCTCACGTCTTGCACTGGTACCTAAGGACTACAAAGGGCCGCGTATAATAGCGCCCGAAGCCCAGGACAAACAGGAAAAGATGAAGGGCATCGCAAAGGCTCTTGAACTCGCCTTAGCGAAAAACGGGTACATGGATGCGATTCCACTCCATGATCAGACCGTTAACCAGAAACTTGCAGCACTCGGAGCGGCGACGGGATTAACTGCTACCGTCGATAGTAGTCACGCTTCCGATTCAAATATGAAAGAGCTCGTATACCAGATTTTCCCTCAGAAAATCGTAGATGATTTCATCAGGGTTATGCCTACACATATTAATATACAGGGTAAAATCTATAGACTTAATATGTTCGGTACAATGGGCTCTGCACTTACTTTCATTGTCGAGGCCATCGTGTTTTATGCGATCGCTAGATTAGCGTTGGAGTACACGTTACTTTATGGTGTGCGCAAAGGGAGATCTCGCTTTGCGAAACTCTTACGTCTGTTAGCTATTTACGGTGACGATATTGTTATACCAACGATAGCTTACGGGACTTGCCTCGATTTGTTGCGTATTTGCGGCTTCGAACCGAATGATGATAAGTCATACGGGACGGGGACATACCGTGAATCATGTGGTAAGGAGTACATCCGAACCGCCGACGGTGATGTTGAGGAGTTATCCTCTATTTACTGGCCTAGACGTGATATGTCTAATGAGCGCGTAGTCGTAAACGGCCGCGAGGCTGAAGAAAGCTTCGACGCATCATTGTTAGCGTTAGCTAACCGTATCTACGCTTTAGAGTCTAGGAAGACGGAGGTGTGCCATTGTCACAACTACATTAGATTGTGGTTGGTTGAAAGGTACAAAGTCGTATTTGTACCCGAGGTACTTGCGTATCCTGGCATGCTCATAGGCGATGACTTTACTCTTCGAGTTAAGAGTTTGTTAACCGGTGAGCGACTCACGATCGAACCGTCTGAACTCGCTACTCACCCTGAGTATCGAGTTCTTGCAACAACAGCTACTAGGGTTGAGCGTTTAGAAGCGCCCAACGTGAGCGGGTGTATTCACAACCAGCTCACTACTGAACAGGCAAACGATGTCTATGATTACATCCTCTACCAGGAGTTTCTCCAGTACGGACCTTACTATGAGGATCCATTAATGGAGCTTTTGGCATGTAGTAGCCGTAGGTCGTTGGGGGCGTGTGAAGACACGCTCCAGCGTGTGTGTCATTTCGACACAAGGTATATGCTTTAAATAACATATACTGATCAGTAAAGACAGGTGGTCGGTTACCAGCGATGGTATTTACACTGGG